ACCCCAATGCATAGGTGAGAGAACATTTACATTTATCGGTTGGTCTTCAGATGGTTCATTATATGGTTTGCATTTTTCGTAAATCAAACTATTTTTTTGTGATTCAGTACCAAAAACCTTCCATATATTACTGGCAGTTATAAGTCCATGTCTAAATTTATACCATTCTTCTGTTCGTTGTTTGGGTTGGTCAATATTTGCAAGAAATTCAAGTTTAGATACCAAATCATTATGTTTCTCTTTTGAAAGGGGTTCAATTGTAAATGTAGTATTATAAGAACGAGGTGGTATATTCGGATTCATTTCAAAAAACAATTCACATGTATTATTTACTAATTCTTTGATTTCGTCATAATCCTCTTCTTTACATAAATTGGAATCCGTCAAGTTTTCGAATAGCAAATCTGTAATTTCCGTTTTCAAAAGCTCGTGAAAATTGGGTAACGACATCATACCAATTTCATTTTGAATATAGTCGCCAACCATTTCATAAACAGAATTTTCTAATTCTAAGAATTCATTTTCAGATAAAGTATTTATCCATAAATCTACACTTGAAGAATCATGAGTATCATCGCCATCCGATTTACAACAAACCTCATTATCTACTGAACCTTCTTGTGTTTCTTTGTTTACACAATTTCCATTATTAGGAAAATAAGTTTTGTAAAAGGTTTGATAATAGTCATTTTCTGAATCGAGTTGTAAATTCATAAATTGTTTATACTCTTTGAATATATTAATATATTCGGATATATTCATATTATTTTTAAAAATAATATGACAGGTCGTATGTCATATTATTTATAAAGACAACTAAAATCAATTTTTCAAAATGTACATTATTCTAAACATTATTTGGGTCATCATCTAATTTATTTTTACTAATAGTTCTTTTTGGCGTGAGTGATTTCAAAGTAGATACTCTTTTTGCGTCCATTATTTTGAGAGTAAAAGACTTTGAAGCAACATTAAAATGAAGCGATGGTATACTAGAAATTTCTCTAGCTTCTTTGTCATATACAACATCTTTTGCCTTTTGTAGTTTTAATTTTTCCAAACAATCAATAAAAAACATTTTTAATGCTTTTATATCTTTTACAGGAAGGTTGTTTGTTTTTCCATACTTTTCTGCAAACGCATGAAGTTTTTGAATTTTATCAGTTTTATCTAATTTATTCCATGTTTCGCTTTTATTATGCTGTTTTTCTTTCTCTAGTATCAAATCGACAGCATTATAATTCATTTCATTTATTGAAATATTTGTAATTTTATTAGAGGTGGGTTCATTTGTAGTTGTATTTTTTATCTCTTCGGAGGTTGATGAAGAATCCATATTTAAACGAGTTTCTCTTTATATTATAATAAAGAATTATACTTTTATCTTCTTTTTATTTATTATTTAGTTGTTATTTATTATTGAAATGGAATAAAAACATTTATAGTTTATAAGAAAACAATGAGTGAAAAATCTGATTATAATACTAAAAAAATAATTCTACTTGAAAAAAAAACAAATGTTCAAAATAATAGTGGAAAAAGAAAAGTTGTTACAAAAAACAAATGGAATTTTGAAGAATCAGATTTTTTGTTCACTAGTCAACTAGAAAACATAACAAAAATACATGAAAACCATACCGTTACACCTCATATGGAGATATATATATCAGAAATAACAAATAAATTAAATGGTTATCGTCATCAAGACATTGTTAAAAAAAAATTGGATGAAAATAAATTTATTGATTTCAAAACTGCCATAAAATTACTAGTAGATTCTAATCTTGATTGTTTTTATTGCAAAGAAAAAGTAGAAGTTTTGTATGAACCTTCTCGAACACCAAAACAGTGGACACTAGAAAGAGTAGATAATAATTTCGGACATAATAAAGATAATTTGAAAATTGCATGTTTGAATTGTAACCTACATAGAAGAACAATGTATCATGAAAGATTTGCCTTCACAAAACAGCTAGGACAGATTACAAAACTTGATTCTGATAACTGAAATCTATCCATTGTTTTACCATAATTTTTCGGTTATCAAATAAATATAGTTGTTTCGAAAAAGAAATAAATATATGAATCATCTCTTTTTATAGAATGAATCGTCCTCAAGAACAAAATCTCAAAAACTTTTTTATTGAAAAAAAGAAAGACAACAATATAGAAATACAATGTTCTCCTAACTATCTTCCAATACATGAAAATATTCAAAAAAAAATAGACTATTTCTTAAAGACTAATAAAGTTCCTCATATAATATTTCATGGTTCTTCCGGAACAGGTAAGAGAACAATTGTCTATGACTTCCTTAACAAAATTTATAATAATGATAAGCAAAAAATTAAAACAAATGTAATGTTTGTAAATTGTGCACATGGAAAAGGAATCAAATTTATAAGAGAAGAATTGAAATTTTTTGCAAAATCAAATATTCAATCAAGTTCGGGAGTCCTCTTTAAAACTATTATATTGATGAACGCCGATTTTTTAACAATTGATGCACAATCTGCTCTACGTAGATGTATTGAATTATTCAGTTATAATACGCGTTTTTTTATTATAGTCGAGAACAAAAATAAGTTATTGAATCCAATTTTATCAAGATTTTGTGAGATTTATGTCCCCGAATATGTTGAAAATGGTAAGGTTCTCAACTTACATCAATATGACTTACAAAAAAAAATGGACTTTTCTTATCATGAAAAAGAAAAACAAGAATGGATTAAAAATAATTTGTATAATCCAAAAAACTATAAAAATTTAACTCATAATGACTTTTCACACTTATCTACTATTTTTTATGAAAATGGAATATCTTGTATAGACCTGATGAAATTTATAGAAACCTGTGGTTGGTGGAATGAAGAAAATGTTACAAAGCATCAAATGGAGTTTAATAAAATCAAATCTGAATATAGATGCGAAAAGTTATTAATTTTTTACATGTTGGATTTTATTTTTTTTCGTTAAAATACTATATAAAAAGTATTTTAATAGAATAAGTATATTGAGTTACAATGGATGACTTTGTTATTTCTAATTTGCAAGAATCTCGAAATGAGTGGTGTGCGCGTTTAGTTAGTATTTTTACACCATTAGTTTTAGAAGGTTTTCGTTCAATATTCAACGAGTCATGGAAAATGTGTATTGACAATGACGAAGTTGGTAAATATTTAATGACATTTCAAAATTTATTATGTCGTGTACCAAAATGGAATTCAATTATTATTGAAGAAGAGCGAAAAAGAATTATTGAAAGAAGTGCATGCAACTATTTAGAAGATTTAATCACTTGTGTTCATATTATTCAATTAAAAGTTCTTACTAGTATTCGTGTTGGTAATAAACAAAAAAAAATAGATATATCTATACCAAAATTAGACACATTTATTCATAAAGTTTATATTCACGCAGCTCGTAAAATTTACATGAATGTTTATTTATTTGAAAAGAATATTTCTCCGCTTCAAGTTCAGAAAAACAACCGTGAGTTGGAAGTTATCGTACAAGAGTGTATATTAATTGCCATACGTGATAGTATACCAACAGAGTCAATTATTCGTGCTTATTTGGATGAAAGTGTTGAACAAGAAGAAGAAGTTATTATTGATAATGTTGAAAACCCGGTTCTAAAAAATGCCGATGGAACCGATAATTTGAGTGAAGAACCTGTTTTGGAAATTCCTCCTAATAAAGAAGAGGAAATTCCTGAAATTGTTCCTTCTATAAAGAATATTGATAATGAGCCCGTTATTACTCGGCTTACATTCAATGATACCGACTCTGTACTTGATGAAAACAATAGTTTGAAAGAAGTTAGCGCTCCAAAAACGATAGAACAGTTAGAAAAAATAAGTATGGAGAGGTCTATTCAACGTAAATTAGAAGAAGAAGAATCAGACGATAGCGATACAATTAAAATTATGGAACCCGTTGATTTATCTGGGTTTGATGTACTAGATATGGACACTGCTGGAAACGCAGTTTCATCCGAAGACCCATTTATAGAATTTGAAGAGTTATAAAATGTTTTTGAAATTCTTATTCGAAGAAATAATATAATTTCAATAATTATATTATTACACTTTATTTGAGTATAAAAAGGATATGGCTCTAACGTAGGTTTGTAGCCATTTGGCTACAAAATCATGGATAGACCTTAAAAGAGATTAAAAACCAGGCGCGTCTGTAAAAATTTCAGTCGTTGATGGATTAATAGTTTTACTATCTGTTACAACATTAAAAAATTCTGAAATACTGTTATTCATATTAAAAACAACGGTAGTTGCAACCGATGTACATAGTAAGACAATTAAACAATCACGAACAACAAGTTTGAGAGGTTTTATTTCTTTATCTATGAATTTCATTTCTAAAAACTTAACAACGCAAAAAAGAAGAGTAACAAGTATAGATATAATAAATACTTTCTCCATTACAATATCTGATAATAAATACCTAAATATTTAATTTTGAATTATAACGAATTATTTGCGTAACATGGTATTTTATCAATACATACTAACAAGAGTTGTTCTTTCTTGTCTATTTTTTTCCATTCTTTATCAGTTATTAGAAATTTACTAAAAAACGGGTATTCCAATTGAGATTGGGGAAGGTGATTATGCACAGTTCTCGCTATCATTTTGTATAATTTGAAACCAGGATATCTTTCGTCACCGTTTTTTTTATAAAGCACATTTTTACCATTATCATCTAAACACCATCTATGAATGGTTTTTTGAAAGTCATCCATTTCATCAAACTCTTCATCGTCATCAATTATAAAATCATATATAGAACATCCGAGACGACATAAATCAAAGCTATAATTTGGTTCCAACCTGGGTTTATTTTTATTAAAGAATGGTTCAAAATTATACTGTGTATATGCATCTCCACCGCTTGAAAAACTATCGCTACAAAAAATATTTCCATTGAATTTATAGATTCCTCTTCCAAAATCAATTATTTTGTAAATACGCCCATATGTTGGAATTTTATATTTTTTACCGTCTAATTCATAATATAAAAACTCAATTTCAGTGTTAATATACATTATATTATTCGTATGCAAATCGTTATGAGTAAAATGAAAAGCTTTCTGATAAACAATAAGTATCATTATAATCTGAAATAGAGCGCTTGCGCCTTCTATAGAATCCAATTTACCTTTTTCAAATAGATTATCTATTGTTCCGTTGCACTTTTCCTGACAAATCATTTGGACTGGAAAGTTATTTATATAACAACTAATTTCCTTTTCTTCTTCAGTTTCCTCTTCATCATTGTCTTCATCCTTATCATCTTCTTCATCATCGTCGTCATCATCATCTTCATCGTCTTCTTCATCATCGTCATCTTCTTCATCGTCTTCTTCATCATCGTCTTCATCTTCCTCTTCGTCGGTGCTATAATTAGTCTCGCTATTGTTTGAAGTATTTGTCGAAGAAGATTTGTTTGAACCCTTTGATTTTTCAGACAAGTTTTTTTCATAAACTAATTCATGGTTTCCGCCATTATTACTTGATTCTATTTTTTTTTCAGAACAAACTTCATTACTAATGGAATCTAAATTATCAATAGAAATAGTTATTTTTTCACTCTTTATGTTAATCTTATTTTTGTTTGTTCGAGAACCATAGTTATTAAGAAGTACTTCATTTTTTTCTGTAATAGAAAACAATTTCCCTATATTCGAAATAAAAAACGGAGAACCATATAGATACTCAATATCATCTGCTATATTCATTTTATACTTGTCTTGAACAGCCAAATATGAGCCATAAAAGTCAACAGAGTTCAAAAACCCATAATGGTTAAGAAGTTGACTACTTAAGTAATTAAAGAAACAATCAACATAAGAAGCATTATTTTTGTTTTCTAATTTTGGAAAAACATTACCAGACAAGGTTGGAAGTGTTCTTATTTTTTCATCATTGATGTCGTATTTACCAATCATATACCTTAATGGATCTAATAGCGGTGAAAATTTAATAAACACCGGCTTGTTTACTTCTGTTTCAGAATTTATTTCTAAAACAGTGTTCATATCGACAAATTCATACATTTGGTTCAAAGACACATTATTTTCATCACCATCTTGAATATCAAAGAAAGAAGAATAAATTGGATTATATTTTTGAAATATTTTCATGGAAAAAGGATTATAATCTTGTTTTATATCATCCTCCGTTTTTTTGAATTGTTTTGCTAAATTTTTTATGTCAAAAATTTTTGTCTTTTGAGAAGTTACAACAAATTTAGAATTCTCATTTGATTTTTTATTAACTATAGCCATGTTAATTCGTCTATATTTATCCAAACTTATAAATTATTTATAGTTTGAACTTATTATTTGTTTACGTTTACAAAAAAAAATTATTTTGTTATTATAATTATAAATAAACTTGTGTATAGCAATGTCTTTAGAATTAAAAAAGTTTGATATGCGTACAATTACATTCAAACCAAATGAAAATAAAGGTCCGGTTATTGTCATGATTGGTAGGCGTGATACAGGTAAGTCATATTTGGTACGTGACTTGTTGTATTTTCATCAAGATATTCCAATAGGAACGGTTATTTCGGGTACAGAAGCCGGAAATGGTTTCTATGCTTCTCATGTACCCAAACTATTTATTCATGAAGAATATAATACCGTGTTAATCGAGAACGTCCTTCGTCGTCAAAAGTTGGTGTTGAAAACAATGAATAAAGAATTAGAAAGCTTTCGTAAAACAAATATTGACCCACGCGCTTTTGTAATTCTTGATGACTGTCTATATGACCAGTCTTGGACTAGAGATAAAATGATGCGCCTTCTTTTTATGAACGGACGTCATTGGAAAGTAATGCTTATTATTACTATGCAGTATCCTTTAGGTATTCCTCCTAATTTGCGTACCAATATAGATTATGTATTTATTCTTAGAGAACCCTATATGACAAATCGTAAACGTATTTGGGAAAATTATGCTTCTATGTTTCCAACTTTGGAAGCTTTTTCTAGTGTTATGGACCAAACAACCGAGAATTTCGAGTGTCTTGTTATCAATAATAATGCAAAATCAAACAAGTTGAATGACCAAATATTCTGGTATAAGGCAGAATCTAGACCGGATTTCAAACTTGGTTCCGCTGAATTTTGGGAGGCCTCAAAAGGTATGGGGTCTGATGATGAAGATGAAGCCTATGACCCAAGTAAAGGGAAGAAAAAGAATTCTGGACCACAAATAACAGTAAAAAAAAATAAATGGTAAAGAATACTATTTTATAATTTCTAGCGTTCAATTTGATATAACATACCACTCCGGCTTTCCTCTTTTTTTCCACGAGGCAATGGCTTGTTTGTCTTTTGTTTGATAATATTTTCTGTAAGATTCTACAGCGTCTTCCATTTTACATTCAACCGGCATTGCTAATGCAAATCTGGTTAAACCTTTACATGGAAATTTGTCCGAAGTTGGTGCATATTGTTTCAAATATTTTGCAACAATATACGATTTATGCATTTTATCTTCCGGATGTTCATAACGAAATTTCCACTCATTATGCATCTCTTCTATTAAGTCTAACGTCCACATATAGTTATCCCGCGATGTTCGCATCCAAATAGTTACCGGGTGGTTTTTATGCGCAATTTTGTATAATTTAATTTTTTGTTGTATTTCGTTTTCTGGGTCAATAAGCTGTATTGTAGTGCATAACATTTGTACAGCTTCTAACAAAATCTTACTAACATGTTTATCAAACATAAACTGTGCACATTCTTGAAAGTTCAATGAAAGAATAAACAAATTCATTGTTGGTCAAATTTTAATACAAAATGTTTTATTTATTTATTTGAATCAATTTTTTGTAAGTATTTGAATTTTTATAACAAATAAAAACTAAAAAATTGATTGTAAGTTATTGAATAAATAAAAATAAATATTCTTCTTATTTATAAAAGATGGATGCGCCAAAGACACGGCAAGAAAAGAAAAGCAAAGGAAAATATTTTGGAAAATATCACAATGTTTATAATCAAAAAGCTATACGTTCTCAAGAGGAAGTGAGACAACAAAAATCTGAAACAAAAGAATTGAATTTCGAAACCAAGAAGTTCAATAAAAATAAACAAAAAAAGAATAATTAAACTATTAAGGTCTATATATACGTAATTTTGTAGACAAATGGCTACAAATCTACGTTAGAGCCAAACCCTTTTTATGGATAAATATATTTATACATAAAAAGAGATTAAAATAGATTACACTTTTTTCAATTTCAAT